ATCCTAAGGAGGCCGTGATTCGCATACTCGTCGGCGGACCGGCAGGCGCGGGGTTTGCACGTTTTGCGAAAAGCAGACTGGCCAAGGGCAAGCGGGTTAGCTTGCAGGGAACGTCGGCCATCGCACAGGTCGTTGACCCTTCTGGGTACGCGCTGTACGTGCACGAGAATCTCGATGCTGATCACCATGTGGGCCAGGCCAAGTTACTCGAGTCTACCATCAATGAGTCGCGGCCTTACATGCCCGGGCGTGTTGCGAAACGGATCTCGTTGATTCGCATCGTTTCAGCGGCTCGTAAAGCGGGTGTGGGTAAGAAGTAGTGCTACTCAACGAGATCGCTGACTTCCTCTCGACTGTCGCGGGTCTCACGACTGTCGACATTCGTAAGGGTGGGATGCCAGCCACACCAGACGTGGTGATGGTCGTGAGTGAGTACGGTGGTTCTCCGCCAGATCTCGGGTTTGGTGTCAGCGGCATTCAGTACGAACACCCTGGGTTGCAGATCACGTGTCGCGGTGCTGCCTACGACTACACGACGCCGCGTGGGTACATGATCCTGGCCTACCAAGCGTTGTCGACTGTGCAGGGTACGGTGCTGTCTGGGACGCTGTACCATCTTGTACGACCGGTACAGACGCCGTTCCTGATGATCCGCGATGAGAACCAACGCTGCGTGTTCGCGTGCAACTTTGACGTAGAGAAGGTGCCATCGTGATCCTCGGTGAGGATGGTCGTCCGCTTCAACGCTTTGGTGAACTGCCAGTCGTATGCCCGGACTGCAGGTCACGACCAAAGGATCACACGACCTACCGGATGTTCGGTGGAACATGGCGCACGTTGTGCAACCTTTGCGGACATGAGATGAAGTCCGGTACGGGTCAAGCACCCGAGGAGGCCGTATGATCGAACGCAAGTTCAAGGTGCTCCGGCCTGGCATCTCACTCAAGCAGTCTGACGGTAGCTTCAAGTCGCCGAAGACTGGGGCTATCATCAGTCTCAATGACATGGGTGCTGATCACCTGCTCAGCGAGGATCCGCCCTACGTCGAGGAGATCATGACGAAGACCGTGAAGGAGAAGGAAGATGCCTAAGTACGGCCCGGCTTCGGCGTTCTTGATCGTCGGCGGCCGCGTGATCTCGACCGAGGTGTACAACCTTGACACGAGCATCGAGAGCACTCTCGAGGAGTGCCATGGCCTCAGTGAGACGATGGAGCGTTCTCTTCCGGTTGGTGTCGGCAAGGCCACACTCGACGCCAAGGGTGGGGTCTACGACGACAAGGCGCTTGGCCTGTGGGAAGCGCTTCTGGGGAACACCGGCTCGCTTCAGATCGTCGCCTGGGGCTACGGCGGCATGACGGTCGGCCAGCAGATGTTGATGGCCAACGGCATCTACGGCGCGCAGGTCAACCGCATCTCTGAGCGCACCGGTCTCACGAAGATGAACGCCAAGTTCACGGTGTCTGGTGCCGTCGGTGAGGGCCAGATCGTGTCGGACTTGACGTCACGCGGCACGGCATCGAACACGCAGGCAACGCCCGCTGATCGGCACACCCAGGAGAACGTGCCCGCGATCCCGATCACGAATGCGACGGTTGCAGCTTCGTCCGTCATCACGTCTCCGAACCATGGTCTCGTCTCGACCGACGTGATCTGGATCACGGGTTCGACTACGACACCGACCATCGACGGTGAGCGTATCGTCACGGTGTCGGATGGCAACACGTTCACTGTCCCTGTGAACGTGACGTCGAACGGCGGCGCACAGGCGAACTGCTCTTTCCAGAAGATGAACTCCGCAGGGGCCATCTTCGATGTTCATGTCCCTGCACTCGTACTCGGTGGGTACACGAACATTTCGATCCAGCCCATGCACAGCGCTGACAACGGCGCTTGGGTGTCGGTCGGATCGGCGATGACATTCACTGCGGCGGGTACGGCGCAGCGCCAAACCATCGCAGTCGGTACGAACGTCCGGCGGTACACCGCGATGGCGTGGGCGTGGACGGGTGCTGGCTCTGGGATGTCTGCGCAGGTGTTCGTTGGCGTCTCTCGATGACCGGTTGCAGAAGGCTCGTGAAGCGATTCGAGTTGTTGAGCGACTTGCCTACGGGCTAGTCAGCGAGGCAGAAGAGAAGGAAGACGTTGAGGCCGCCCAGCTGATCATGCGGTTGGCGGTAGGACTTAGGCGGAAGTTGGACACGTGGAGGAGTTGAAATGGCCCTTTCTAGCCCGGCCACAATGAAGATCGAGTACGACAACTCGGGTGGCACGCCTGTCGACATCACGCAGTACGTGCTCACGATCAACGACATCTCGATCGAGTCGGTCCTCGAGGAGATGCACCCGTTCGGCTCCAACATGGAGGCCTTCACCCCGGTGGGTGTTGGTAAGGTCGCCGCGGTCGAGCTCGGCGGGCTCTACGACGACACCGCGACCACCGGTCCCGACGCGCTCTTCGCGGGCCGTGTTCCCGAGGTGCCTGGCACCGCGGTCACTCGTACGCTGAAGGTCACGTGGCGTTCGGGCAAGTACACGAACTTCGAGACGTACCTCATCAGCTACGATCGGACGGCGGATCGGAACAACCTCACCAAGTACAAGGTGAAGCTCCAGCCGACCGGCGCGGTCACCGAGGCGTAGGCGTAACTTTCGGCATCGAGGCCACGTTCGCATTGGGCGGGCCGCCCTTGATGCTCTAGGAGGACATGATGTTCGCATCACGCACGAAGAAGGTCGTGATCATCGAAGACGTACAGGTCACGATCCAAAAGCTGTCTGCCCGTTCGCTGGACAATGCGAGCGAGGCACGTCAGATCGCGGTCGGGAAGGTCACGCGGCAGCTTGGCAGCGAGATCATGCGCACGCTGCGTGAACTCCCTGACCGGGTTCCTGAGAAGGAACCCACGGCGGAAGAGAAGCAGAAGGCACGCTTCACCTCTTACGACCGCGATTACGTTCTCACGGCTGGCATCGCGTCCTGGACCGCCACGCACCCGGACGGCTTGCCGCTTTCTCTCACCGACGGCATCCCGGACCTCGAGGAGTCGGCGGCCACGATGCTCTTCGAGAGCATCCTTGAGCTGTCGCTGCCGAACGCGGAGGTCGTGGGAAAAGACTAAAAGCGTTCCATCGGTTGCTCAACGGGGAGGACTGCGATGATCCGCAGGTGGACAGGATGTGGACGGTGGCGGTCATCGCAGAAGCCTTCCATGTCTTGCCGTCTGTGGTCGCCCGTGACCTCGATGAAGATCCCGAGCAGCTGTCCCGTGAGTGCTTTCGACTGCTCGTTTATCAGCAAGCCAAGCGCGCCTTTGACGCCGCTGACGACAAGAAAGCACTTGAGCCGTGGCGCGGTAACCCCATGATGGAGGCTGTGACACAGAACACGTTTGACCTCCACAAGGAACGGTTGGCGAGGGGCTGATGGCGCTTTCGGTCGGGGAACTCGAGGTCCTGCTTAAGCTCAAGGACGAACTCACACCCGCGTTGAAACACGCGGGCAATGAATCGCGCAAGTTCGGTGAGGTGTGGAAGGGCGTTCAACTTGGTGCTGGCATCCAGCTGTGGAATACGCTTTCACACAAGATCATGGAGGTTGGTTCACACCTGTCGAAGATGGGTATTGAAGGCGCGAAGCTCATCGCTGTTGAGAAAGAGTTCAAGACACTTGCCGATGCTGCGGGCAATGGTGAAGGTGCTCTTGAAGCCTTGGCTAAGGGCTTCCGGGGTACTGTCGATGAAGCTGACTTGATGCAGGCCGCGTTGAAGCCGTTGAGCTTGGGTCTCAAGATCTCAAATGAGAACATGACGCTTCTTGGCCAAGCGTCTCGTGTTCTTGCGGTCCGCATGGGTGGTGATGCGCTAAGCTCTTTCTCTGCGCTGTCCCGCGCCATCGCCATCGGCAATGAACGGTTGCTGCGCCGCGCAGGCCTCACGATCAGTTCGCAGAAGGCCGTTCAAGACTATGCGGCCGCTCATCATAAGGTCGTTGACGCGCTGACAGAGGTCGAGAAGAAGGAAGCTAAGCGTGAAGCGATTCTCGCCAAGCTGCGTGAGACGCTGAAGAACTCTGGCGAGAAGGAGATGGACCTCGCGGAGAATATGAAGCGCGTACACGCAGCGATGAAGGACCTTGAGGAGAGCTTCGCGAAGGCCATCGCGAGCAACGCTAGCTTGAACATCCTTGTCACCGGGCTCGTTGACATCTTCGTTCAGCTGACGGCGGTATTCAAGGCCGGTGGAGGCGCGCAATCTCTTGTCACGCAGGGCGCGATCCTCGCAGCGAAGGGCTTTGTGGGTCTTGCCACCGCGATGTCGTTTACATCCGACCGTATCACCGAGATGAAGATACTGATGCTCGGTGTGTACAACACTGTACTCGACCTCTCGATCGCCATGGCTAAGGCCAGTATCGCGATGCCATGGACGAGTGATGAGGCTCGCGCCGGGTATGAACAGGACATCGTTCTTCTTAAGGCAGAGCAGGCGGCTAACGTGGCTGCGGTCGATGCAGCTGTTACCGCGAACACGGACCGGGTCAACTCGATAGAGACGGTCAAGCAGTCGCTTGTGAAGCTTGAGAAGGCCGTGACCGATGCAGACGGCAAACTGGTAAAAGTCGCGGTATCTGGTCACGGCGCGGGTGAGGGTGTGGCAAAGGCTGGTGCGGAGGCAGAGAAGGCGGCCGCCTCTTATAAGAAGTTCTCAGTGGCCATTAGCAAGGAGCTGATGAACGCGCTAGCTCAGTCGACGGGTGGACTGCAGGGCGAGTTCATGAAGATCGCTGCAACCATCAAGGAGAAGATGGCGCAGATC